CAGCGGGTACAACCATGTCGGCCTTCGCCCCAACATTACATCACCGAGTGACACCATAGACTGTAGCGTATTTCACGTCGGGACTAACGGAGACCCAGCAGACTTATCGGGCGATGAGGTCGGGCTACGAGTTACAGATGTCGAAGCGCAGGCTGTTGCAAGTCTTGATGCCGAGACGCGAGTCACACAAAGTGGTCTTATGACCCTGAAGGGGGGAACAGGTGGCACCGACGGTACGGGTGATACCCGTGTAACACAGTCCGCCTTGCTGACATTGCATGGAACCATATCGGCTTCGGTTAGGGCTACGCAATCAGCGGTGTTAGTGCTCGCATCTGGCGTACCGTGTATAACGCGCTGGACCCAAACGTGGACGATAACACGGACAGACGGGACGGTGTTCAGATACACGACCCTAGATGTCGATCTGACGTGGAGGGGTGAGACTTACTTGACGTGCGGGGGTCTATCGACAACAGCATCAGAGGACATGGTTGGGCTATCCGATACTGGAAACGTCGAGATAAATGCGATAATAAATTCGAATCATTTTAAAGATGAGGAACTACTGGCCGGTTGGTTTGAAGGGGCCATCGTAGAGGCGTGGAACGTTCCGTGGGAGGCTGGCTCTACAGACATACCCTTTCGGTTGTTCTACGGCGAGATAGGTAAGATCGAGAAGGGCACCGTCGGGTTCAAAGCTGAGATCGTGTCTCAAGCAGCCATAGCGCAACAGCGTAACCTGCTCGACGTTTACACGCCATCATGCCGACACCAACTGGGCGACTCTCTATGCACAGTTAATACAGGTGCTCTGTCGGTCTCAGGGGCGGTTACTTCAGTTACTTTGCCAACGACTCCGGGTCTATCAAGAAAGCGCGTGGTGGTCGATTCAGGTAGATCTGAGGACGATGGATACTTCGATTTCGGCATACTGACGTGGACTACAGGTGAGAACGCCGGACAGTCGCACCAAGTTGAGAGTTTTATCGGGTCAACGATCACACTGTGGGACGCCTGTGCTTATCGAATAGAGATAGGTGACGGGTATACGATCACCCCCGGATGTGACAAAAAAGGTGACACGTGTAAGAATAAATTTAGTAATTATGTAAATTTCGGGGGTTTCCCGGACATACCCGGTAAGGACGAATTGTTGGGTTGGAGGCCGAAAGCAACTGAGGTCAGATGATATCGTTAAAGAGGCCCGGTCGTACATAGGTACACCGTTTAGGCATCAAGGTCGCGAGAAGGGAGTAGCGATCGACTGTCTCGGCGTCGTTCTGGGTGTCGCTATGGCGCTCGACCTCGTTGACCTTAGCGAACGTGAGATGCAGGTATTGTCTCAGTACAGGTTGGTACCGAACGTACCTGAGATGTTGCGCTTGCTAAAGATTAAAGTGATCGAGGAAGGTGAGTGTGAAGTTGGGGCGATCGCACATATGACGTGGGACTATAACAGTCGGGCATATCACGCTGGTATCGTAACTGATTACGGTAACAACGGGATCACGGTGGTACATTCGAGGGGTTACCCTAGCGCACAGGTTGTTGAAGAGATAATACCTAGTAAGATGGGCCCGGTTGGGTACTACAAGTACAAGGGGGCATAACAGATGGCTACTCCGATATTCGCAGCTATAGCATCGGTAGCCGAGTTAGGATCAATCGCAAGCTTCGGCCTATCCGTAGCAGGTGCATACCTAGACTCGCTCATCGTTCAAGCGCTCGTAGGGGGTGTTGATCAGGAAGGGCAACGTGTCGATGAGTTCAGAGCTACTAAATCCGAGTACGGTATACCCATTCCAATATGCTATGGACCTAATAATCGCGTCCCGGGAAACATAATCTGGACTAGCGGGATAACTGAGACGAAACGTGTAAAGAAATCAGGCGGTAATGTATTCGGCGGGTCGTCTAAAATCACGACGTATAACTACTCAGGTGCGTTGGCTGTTGCGATCAGCGCTCGTCAGATTTCTAGAGTGACTCGTATTTGGGCAAACAACCGGATCATATTCGAGTCTCAAGAATCAGACGGTAGTGTACCTGCGCCGGTACTCCACCCTAAATTCACACAGGCCGTAATAGCGTTAGACGATCATTTTGATATCTTCGCCTCAGTTGCGGAGCGTGATACTTTTTTGTCAGACGTGGCGACCGACCCACCCCCTACATATGAAAGCACGTCTGAGGGCGGTACGAATTATATATCGAGTTGGGTACCAGATGAGATACGTGACGGGATAAGAAACGTATCGGCTGAGTGGGCTAGTATAGTCGACCAGTATGAAGCTGGTGTCGCGTTAAACAACACGTACTTTCCTTACACACTGCCTCCGGGTTCAGAGACAGAAATTGAAGGTGACACTGAATTACAGGTAACTCTAAATACCAATCTGGCGAACGCTACTATATTTTTAGGGAACTACCCAAGGGTTGAGATATCGTCGTCTCACGTGTCGGTAGCAGAGAACATCACAGTATACCCCGGAACGAACACTCAGACGCCTGACCCGACTATGGAGGAAGTTCAGGGCGTGGGTAACGTGCCTGCATATCGGGGTATAGCGTATGTTGTTATTAAAGACATAGACTTCACGACTGAGTTTCGTAACTCTGTACCTAATTTCGAATTTGAAATTGAGGCCGATACGTCACTGGCAGTAAGCGCGTTAGTTGACGACCTGTGTGAACGAGCGGGTCTGACAGAGAGATCGTTACTATTCGATTCGAGTACGATCAACGGATTCGCTATCCATAAGAACTCCCCTCTGTCTAGCCTGTTGCCTATGCTAGAGGCTAGGTACCAGTTTCACTCTGTGCAGCAGAACGGTGATATCCGGTTCATACCACGACCAAGCGGTATGCTGGGTTCGCTAAGCACTGATTTGCTTGGCGCCCACTCAATGGATTCCGCAAGGCCGAGTAACGGTCCGATAATATACTCGATGGTTCCTAAATTTGAGTCACCTAACCGTGTTATGGTCCGTTATATCGACATAGATCGTGAGTATCAGTCCAATACCCAGTATGCTTTTAGACCAGTAGGAGGGGGTGATAACGATTATGTTGTCGATATCCCTCTTGCCATGACGTCCGATGAGGCACGTCTGGTAGCCGAGCAGGTTGGGAAGGATATGTGGTCTCGAAAGTGGTCAGTATCTTTCTCGATGAGTCAGAGGTATTCTGCATTGTTGGCTGGCCAGACTGTAGGCGTACCGTTCGACGATGAGATGTTTCCCGTACTCATAACCAACATAACCAGAGGGCGCAACGGCATATTAGAGGTTACGGGCGAGTTTGAGGACGTATCTGTCGGTACGATAGTTGTCGAGGGTGAAACGAGTAGTTACACCGGCACTAAGATCATCAACGGGTCTACGTCCATACTGGCGATGTTAGACGCGCCGCTAATCGTTACTGAAGACGACGACGGGGGCATCTATTGGGCAGCGTGCGGTACAGGTTCATCGTGGGGCGGGTGTGACATACTCTACTCAGATGGTGACAGCGACTACTTCGAGATAGCTGATTCGAACACTGAAGCGGCGATGGGTGACGTCAGCACTGCGTTACCTTCAGGCCCGACGGTAACGTGGGACCGAACTAATACGATCACGGTTGAACTATATTCAGAAGCAGTAACGTTATCGAGTGCGACGGAGACCGAAGTTCTTAACGGTGCCAACCTGATATGGTTAGGTGCGTCGGATGGTAGTCGAGGTGAAATGATACAGTTCGTGAATGCGACGTTCGTCTCAGGAACGACCTACACGCTCAGCACGCTACTGCGAGGTAGGTACGGTACAGAGCATGAGGTTGACAACCACGGTGATAACGAACTGATGGTCGTTATGGATTCATCGTCTGTCGGATCAGTATCATTCGGTCGATCCGATTGGGATGAAACATACACGTATGCTGCATCGTCATCATTCACTGTTGATGTATACGACGATGTTGTGCCTGCGACTAACACCGGGATTAGGTCAAAGCCTCTGTCACCTGTCCACGTACACGGGTCACGAGATGCCAGCAACAACTTGACAGTCACGTGGAAGCGTCGCGTCAGAGGTGAGGTTAACGGGCTAGGTGAAGGCTCCGAACCCATCAACGAAGAGACAGAAGCGTATGAGATCGATATAACAGGTCCGGGGGGTGTTGTTCTTAGAACCATATCCGCTACGTCAGAAACGATCACCTATAATGGTAGTGATCAGTTCAGTGACGGGTTAACGCCGGGTGATCCAGTCGATCTACGTGTGTACCAAATCTCAGCAACAAAAGGGCGGGGCTACCCTGCGATGGCAACAGTATGACAACGAGTGTTAATTTAGGAATACCGTATATTAGTCCGAATCAATCACAACCCGACGTAACGCATAACGACGCGATGGTTATGATACAAGTGTTATTGTCAACAGGCGTGTGGCAGGTCGGTCTTAACACACCCCCCGGATCACCTGTGAACGGCGATGCGTATATTGTCGGAACGTCACCGACTGGCGTGTGGGTAGGCAAAGAGAACTGCATCGCGGCGTACTATCAAGATCAGTGGTACTACGTGCCGGGGTTCGACTCGAACGGTACGCAGATAGCGATGAGCGGCGAGCAGGTCGGTCTCAAGGTCTGGTCCAAACCCGATGGTGATTATTACATATGGACCGACACCGGATCGCCGTCAGTGTTAGCGTGGACAGCTTCGGGGCTTGGGGGTGGTCTTACCGGGATCGACGTTAAAGACGATAACAGCTCAATTGTGTCAGCCGCAACTGCTATCGACTTTGCCGGGGATGGTGTTGTTGTTACTAACGATGGTGGTAACGAAGCGCTTGTCACTATAGAAGGCGGCATACAAGGCATTGAAGTCGGAGACGGTG